ACTATGGTTCTCAAGCATTAGATACATCAGATATATCTGACTTTACAGATTTTGATGATGTAACTGCTTCACAAGTTCAAGGTTGGGTAGAGGCAGCATTAGGCGCTGATATGGTACAAGAACTTAAAGATGGATTGGATGCACAAATTGCTGAATTAGTAACACCTACTTCAGTAACAAGAACATTAGTTGGTTAATATAATGCGTCTTTATGGCGCATTATACTATTTTAAAGTGTAAACTATTATAAATAGAATTATAATAGGAATTTACTATGGCAAAACCTAACAGCAGACAAACACTTATTGATTATTGCTTAAGATCATTGGGTGAACCTGTGATCGAAATAAATGTTGACGAAGATCAAGTCAGTGATAGAATAGACGAAGCTTTACAATTCTATCAAACATATCATGATGATGCAATTGAAAAAGTGTATCTTAAACATATAGTCACTGCAGACGATATTACAAACGGTTATATACCCATTAACGATTTAGTTACAGATGTTGTTCGAATCCTACCTTTAAGAGAAACAGTATCCTCAACGGACATGTTTGATATTCGATATCAAATACATTTAAATGATATATATGCTCTTGGCTTTATGGGAAGTCTTACAGAATATGTAATGGCACAACAATGGTTATCATTACTCGATCTTGTTATTGATTCAGACGAAAAGCATGTAAACTTTGAAAGACATCAAAATCGCTTAACAGTTTTTATGGACTGGTCAGAAGAAGTAGAGGTTGGTGATAATCTAATCATTGAATGTTATCGTATTATTGATCCCGACACATTCACAGATGTATATAACGATTACTTCTTAAAAAAATATGCAACTGCTTTAATTAAAAGACAATGGGGTCAAAACTTAATTAAGTTCGAAGGTATGGTAATGCCAGGTGGAGTTACATTCAATGGTCGTCAAATATTTGATGATGCAAATGAAGAGTTAAAAGAATTAGAAGAAGAAGCACGATTGAATTGGGAAAAACCAGTCGACTTCATGACAGGATAAAACATGCCGAGAAATGTATATTTTTCTCAGGCCGTAAAATCTGAACAGAATCTTTACGAAGACCTGATAATCGAATCATTAAAAATATATGGACAAGATGTCTATTATATTCCTCGTACTCTTGTCAATCGCGATGATATCCTAAACGAAGACCCAGCATCAAAATTCGATGATGCATATCTCTTAGAAATGTATATTGAAAACACCGAAGGCTTTGAAGGCTCGGGTGATTTATATTCTAAGTTTGGATTAGAAATACGAGATGAATGTACATTTATTGTATCACGAAGAAGATGGGAAACAAGAGTAGGTATCTTTTCAGATAATGTAATTGATCCAAGACCACAAGAAGGTGATCTAATCTTCTTACCAATGACAAATTCATTCTTTGAAATATCTTATGTTGAAGATGATCAACCATTTTATCAACTCTCAAATCTTCCAGTATATCGCATGCAATGTAGTCTCTTTGAATATAATGATGAGGACTTTGATACAGGTATTGTTGAAGTTGATGATAAATCTTCTCAATCAGCATATCAGCTTGCGATGGATATTACCATTACAGGAGGTAATCATTTTGAAGTTGGCGAAATTGTTGAACAAACTTTAACTGCTGCAGACGGTGATACTCCAGCAGTTAAAGTCTTTGGTGAAGTGTTACAAAGAACAAAAATATCAGATGTACTTTTAAAAATATGGGTAGGACATATTGGAGCTTCTGGTACAACAGTAGCAAAAGATTTTAGTGTTAATGGTACAATAACTGGTAGAACAAATAGTTATACAGGTACCATTGCTACAATATATAGTGACCTAACAGATACTACTGAACAAGCATGGGCGACAGATGGGGCTGCTCAAAATGTAGATTTTGAAATAGATGCTGATGGATTTATTGACTTCTCAGAATCAAATCCATTTGGTGATCCATCGGAGACATACTAATGTTTGGAGATCATTTTTATCACGCAACAATGAGAAAATCAGTGGCCGTATTTGGTACACTATTTAATAATTTAAAAGTCATACGAAAAGCTGCTGATGGTAGTGTTTTAAATCAGGTACGAGTTCCTTTGGCCTATGGACCAAAACAAAAGTTCCTAGCACGTTTAGATCAAGAGACTGGGTTTGATGCTCCTATGGCAATTAAGCTTCCAAGAATGGCATTTGAGATTACATCTCTTACAATAGATACTACACAGAAACTTGCAAAACGTAATCAAGTCGTTGAATTACATGCTTCTGATGTAACAAAAAAGAAAACAATTAAACACTTTACTTCTTATGACATAGGAATGTCACTTTATATTATGGCGAAGAATCAAGACGATGGGTTACAAATAGTCGAACAGATACTCCCTTATTTTTCACCAGAATATAATGTCACAATAAAACCTATTGATGGATGGGATCATAAACAAGACGTTGCTGTTATATTAGGTGGAGTACAAATAGATGATCAATATGAAGGTGAGTTTACAGAACGAAGAGTTCTCATATATCAACTAGACTTTACTATGAAAATGAAGTTTTACGGTCCTACATCAAATACTGGTATTATACGAGAAATTAATATTGATTTTAATGAAGATAGCAGTGGTGCTAATATTTTAGAAAATATGGATATTACAATTAATCCTAATACTGCAGATGAAGATGATAATTACACTGTAATTACCACAATAAGTTAATATGGAAAAGAAAGAAAAAATGATGGCAAGCTTAAATAAAAATTTGCCAGAGGTAAAACGAGATAGACCACTTTCAATTGATAAAGATGTGAAAGATGATTATGAATTTTCTCGTAAAACATATAAAGATTTAATTTACACAGGAACAAGGTCAATGGATGTTTTATCTGAATTAGCCAGAGAATCAGAACATCCAAGAGCTTTTGAAGTATTATCACAAACAATAAAAAATATAAGTGATGTGACAAAGAACCTAATGGATCTTCAAAAGCAAAAGAAAGATTTAACAAAAGAAGAAACTGAAGAAGCTAAACGAGTGACGAATAATAATGTCTTTGTTGGTAGTACTACTGATTTACAAAGAATGTTATTAAAAAAGGACAATATTATAGATGCAGAGAATCAAGAATAATGAATATGGATATCTTGGTAATCCTAACGTTAAGCGTGATGGCGTAGAGACTTCTTTTACAAAAGAAGAAATCCAAGAATATCAAAAATGTATGTCAGATCCTGCATACTTTGCAAGTAATTATGTAAAGATTATCTCGTTAGATGAAGGATTAGTACCATTTAATCTTTATCCATATCAAGAAGAAATGTTTAAGCATTTTAAAGATAATAGATTTAGTATTGTATTAGCATGCAGACAGAGTGGTAAATCAATTTCATCCGTTGTATATCTTTTATGGTATGCATGTTTTCACCCAGAAAAAACAATTGCAATACTAGCAAATAAGGGTGCAGTGGCAAGAGAAATGTTGGCTAGGATTACTCTTGCATTAGAAAATCTTCCTTTCTTTTTACAGCCAGGTTGTAAGGCATTAAATAAAGGAAGTATAGAATTTAGTAATAATAGTAAGATTATCGCATCGGCTACAAGTGGTAGTTCTATTCGTGGTCTTTCTATTAATTTATTGTTTTTAGATGAGTTTGCATTTGTAGAAAATGATGCACAGTTTTATACATCAACATATCCTGTAGTATCTGCTGGTAGAGATACACAGATTGTAATTACATCTACTGCAAATGGTATAGGTAATGTATATCATAAATTGTGGGAAGGTGCTGTACAAGGAACAAATGAGTTTAAACCATTCAGAGTCGATTGGTGGGATGTACCAGGAAGAGATGAAAAGTGGAAACAAGAGACAATAAATAATACTTCTGAGTTACAATTTGAACAAGAGTTCGGTAATACATTTCATGGTAGAGGAAATACACTTATTGGAGCTAATCATTTATTAGCACAACAAAGTAGAGATCCTGAGTTCTATAAAGAGAATACCTTTATATATGAGCAACCTAAAGAAGGCCATGAATATGTAATGACCGTGGATGTTTCGAAAGGACGTAATCAAGACTATAGTACATTTACTATTATTGATGTAACTGAAAAGCCTTTTGAACAAGTAGCAACATTTAGAGATAATAATATATCTCCAATGTTATTACCAGATATAATATACAAATATGCAAAAACTTATAATGATGCATATGTTGTAATTGAAAGTAATGATCAGGGTGCTGTTGTTTGTAATGGTTTATATTATGATTTAGAATATGAAAATATGTTTGTAGAGTCAAGTATTAAAGCAAATGCTCTTGGTGCAACAATGACTCGAAGAGTAAAAAGAATTGGATGTTCAAGTATTAAAGACTTAATAGAACAGAATAAGCTTATTATACATGATTCACAAACAATAATTGAAATGAGTACATTTGTTAGTAGAGGAAATACCTTTATGGCAATTGCACCAAATCATGATGATTTAATGATGAATCTAGTATTATTTGCTTGGTTTACAACAACTGATATTTTTCAATCATTAACGAATATTGATATGAAAGATATGTTATATAAAGAAAGATTAAAGGCAATACAAGATGATATGTTACCATTTGGCTTTGTCGAAAGCGGTAGTTATCAAGAGAATAAATATACAAAAGACGCTGAAGGAAACGTCTGGTTAGAGGTAGAATGGAAGGGTTCACAAAATTTTTAATAGAAGATAATCATAAAGAAATTCCAATGAAAGATCTTCATGTCATAATACTTGGTCTTGGAGACGAAGAAGGTACTTTTGCTGATCATATGCAAGAGCTTGTATCTAAGTATGGAATGAAGAGTACGATGATCGACGTTGATGAAGCTTATATTGCTTCAAAGGATGTTGAGATTGGAGAGGTGACAATTCATAATGTTGATGGTAAAGATAAAGAAGTATCTCTTAAAGTAAAAGATTCTTTAGTCTTTGTGAGAGCTGGAGCAATTAAAACGCTGACTGCCCAATCATTAGTATCATCATTACAAACAATTGGATTCTTTCTTGTAAATGATTTAGAAACAATGTTATTATGCGATAATAAAATGTCAAATATTATTGCACTTGAAAGAAATAATATTCCAGTCCCAAGAACATCAATTATTAATAATGTTAAATCAATTGAGCAGGCTCATAAAAACATTGGTGGTAAATTTCCAGTTATTATTAAAACACTTAAAGGTACACAAGGTGTAGGTGTTTCAAAAGTCAATGATATGGCATCTTTAATCTCAGTTGCTCAATCACTTTGGAAGTTTAATGCTGATTTATTAATACAAGAATACTTTGATTTAAAATCTGATATAAGAACATTATTGGTTGATGGTAAAATTGTTGCAAGTGCAGAAAGAATTAAGCAAAATAAAAGCGAATTTAGAAACAATGTTCATTTAGGTGCAGAAACATTACCTTATATTTTATCAGAAAAAGAAAAACAATTAGTAATTAATGCTGCAAGAGCAACTGGAGCTGCATACTGCGGTGTTGATCACTGTAAGGTTGGTAAAGATTTTTATATATTAGAAGTGAATGGTTCACCAGGTATACGATCACATTTTATGGGATATAATATAGAAGATGGAACTCATACAAAGAAAATTACAGACAAACAAACATTAGATATTATATTAAATTGGTTTGGCCAAGAACGAAGACGTAGACCATTTATGAGATATGAAGTAGGTTATATTGAAAGTATTATATTAGATGGTATGGAAGAAAATCCAATACGAGCTAAATTTGATACTGGTAACTCAGCATCAGCAACTATGTTACATGTAGATAAAATTGATATTGACGGCGATATAGTTACTTGGAAAAAGAATGGTCATACATTCAAAAGTGAAATAGTTGATATATCAGAACCTACTAGAGGTATGGAACCATTTGATAAAAGACCCGTAATAGAACATGGAGTAACATTTAATAATCGTAAATATACAATAGAAATAGGACTAACAGAGAAGGATACAGCTTCTGAAATGTTAGTCAATAGAAAAACAATGACACAATTTAGAGTTTCAGTACATCCTGATAGATTATTTATTGTAAGTGATGTTGCATTAAGAAATGATAACTCAGACCATTAATGTTGAAACATGTATATTTATAAATAATAGTGTTGATTATTCGTATTATGTGTAACTTATTAACTAACTCAATAAATAGAGGATAAAGCGATGGCATTTCAAGTATCACCCGGCGTAGAGATCAAAGAGATCGATGCTACCGGAGTAGTACCAGCAGTTTCAACTTCAATAGGTGGATTTGTTGGTTCTTTTAATTGGGGTCCGGTCGAAGAAATAGTAACAGTAGGTTCTGAATCAGAACTTGCTGAGAAATTTGGAACACCAGACAACAATACCGCAAAATACTTTCTCGTAGCTGCGTCATTCTTAAAGTATGGAAACGCACTGAAAGTAGTCCGTGCAGCCAGTGGTCACGATAACGCGACCGTTGATGGTTCAGGACAACTCATCAAAAACGATGAAGACTACGAAAATAATTATGCTAACGGTTCACAGTCCAGTAAAGGACCTTGGGCTGCTAAATATCCTGGTGAATTAGGTAACAGTTTAAAAGTTGAAGTATGTACACCCGGCGGAGGTTTCTCTACCTGGGCATATGCTGGTAACTTTGATTCTGCTCCTGGTACATCAAATTATGCAAGTGATTTAGGTAAATCATCATCTGACGACGAACTACACATTGTAGTAGTTGATGAAGATGGTGCTATATCAGGTACTGTTAACACAGTATTAGAAACATTTGCATATGTATCACAAGGTTCTGATGCAAAGAAAGATGATGGTACATCAAATTATTATAAAGATGTTATTAACAATAACTCTGAGTATATTTGGTGGATTGGCCATGAATCTACTTTAACAGAAGCTGGTAATACAATAGCTGCTCAAAACGCCTTTACAACTGTAAGTGCTGTTATTTCTGATTCACTTTCTGGTGGTTCAGATGATAACGCTCCTACAACAGGTGAATTACAATTAGGTTACGATCTATTCGAAGATGCAGAAACAGTAGATGTTAATCTTCTTTTCGGAGTACCAGATGCTAATGGCGCTGATACAATGGCAGAAGATTTAATTTCAATTGTGAATGCAAGAAAAGATTGTATGGCCTTTGTATCACCTCCAATAGAAGATACCGTTGGAAGTTCAAGCCCAGCTGCAGATGTGAAAGCATTTGCTGATGGATTAACATCAAGCTCTTATGCAGCATGTGACTCAACAGCTCTTTATGTATATGACAAATATAACGATGTATACAGATGGATTGGAGCTGCTGGACATCATGCAGGACTATGTGCAAATACAGACAATGTTGCTGATGCATGGTTCTCACCAGCTGGTGTTAACAGAGGACAACTTCTAGGCGTAACAAAATTAGCATTTAACCCTAAGAAAGCAGACAGAGATACTCTTTATAAAGCAAGAGTTAATCCATTAGTATCATTACCTGGACAAGGTACAATATTATTTGGTGACAAAACTTTATTAAGTAGACCTTCTGCATTCGATAGAATTAATGTTCGTAGATTATTCATCGTATTAGAAAAAGCAATTAGTACAGCCGCTAAGGCACAACTATTTGAATTTAACGACGAATTTACAAGAGCTCAGTTTAGAAATCTTATCGAGCCATTCCTAAGGGATGTCAAAGGTAGAAGAGGTATAACTGACTTCTTAGTAGTTTGTGACGAAACAAATAACACAGGTCAAGTAATTGATGCAAATAGATTTGTAGCTGATATGTATATCAAACCAGCAAGATCTATTAACTTCATTACATTGAACTTCATAGCAACCAGAACCGGAGTTGAATTCTCCGAGATCGCTGGACAATAGGAGGATTAAGACATGGCAATTTTAGGAGTAGATGATTTTAAATCTAAACTAGTAGGCGGTGGCGCAAGATCCAACCTATTCAAAGTAACTATGAATTATCCAAGTTACGCACAAGGTGATGTTGAATTGACATCATTCATGTGTAAAACAGCTCAAATGCCTTCATCAGTAATTGCACCTATCCCTGTACTTTTCAGAGGTAGACAATTACAAATAGCTGGTGATAGAACATTTGATCCTTGGACAATCACTGTTATTAACGATGTTGGTTTCGAAGTTCGAAATGCAATGGAGCGTTGGATGAACGGCATTAATAGTCATAACGAAAATACCGGACTTTCAAATCCAAGTGACTACCAAGCAGACGCAATTGTAGAACAATTGAATAAAGCTGGTGAAGTGACAAAGAGATATGATTTTAGAGGATTATTCCCTACAAATATCTCAGAGATTGAAGTCAGTTATGACTCAGAAAACACAATTGAAGAATTTACTGTTGAATTCCAAGTCCAGTACTGGGAATCTAACACAACTTCTTAAGGTATAAATAAATATTGGCGGGGGAGGAAACTCCCCCAATAATATGAGGTAAATTATGGCAGAATTTTTTGGATTCGAAATCAATAGGAAAAGCAAAGAGCCTGTAAGGCCTTCGTTCGTTCCACGCACAGATGCAGATGACGGTGCTGGCGTTATACAAGCTGGTGGTCACTTTGGTGCATATATCGACATGGACGGCGATAAAGCTAAAACCGATGTTGATTTAATATTAAAATATAGAGATGTATCTTCACAGCCTGAATGCGATGCTGCAATCGAAGATATTGTTAATGAAGCAATTGTTGGTGATCATGATGAAGCACCTGTTAATTTAATATTAGACGAACTGGAAATATCGGATAAAATTAAAGAAGCTGTAAGAAATGAATTTGATGAGATATTAAAACTCTTAAATTTCAATTCATACGCGCATGATATTTTTAGAAAATGGTATGTTGATGGAAGATTACCATATCATATTATTATTAACAATGAAAATCCTAAACAAGGAATAAAAGAATTAAGATATATTGATCCTACAAAGTTAAGAAAGATCAAAGAAATAGAAGAAGAAACTGATCCTAAGACTGGAGCAAAATTGATTAAGAAAGTAGATGAATACTTCTTATATCAAGATAAAACAATGAATGCAGCCAATCAGGGATTAAAAATATATCCTGACTCAATTGCTTATTGTACATCTGGACAAATGGATCCAGGTAGAAAAAGAATCTTATCATATTTACATAAGGCATTAAAGCCTGTAAATCAGTTAAGAATGATGGAAGACTCGTTGGTAATATATCGTATATCAAGAGCTCCAGAACGAAGAATTTTTTATATTGATGTTGGTAACTTACCAAAAGGTAAGGCAGAAGAATATCTAAGAGGTATTATGAACCAATATCGAAACAAATTGGTATATGATGCTAAAACAGGCGATATCAAAGATGATCGTAAGCATATGTCAATGTTGGAAGATTTCTTCCTACCAAGAAGAGAAGGCGGAAGAGGAACAGAGATATCAACACTACCTGGTGGTGAAAACCTAGGTCAGATTGATGATATTTTATACTTCCAAAAGAAACTCTATAAGAGTTTAAATGTACCAGTTAATAGATTAGAACAAGAAGCTCAGTATAGTTTAGGTAGAACAACTGAGATTACAAGAGACGAAGTTAAGTTTAAGAAGTTTATTGATAGATTAAGAAAGAGATTCTCTGATCTATTCATGCAATTACTTAAAACACAACTCTTATTAAAGGGTATTATTACTAAAGATGATTGGAAAACCTGGAAAGAAACAATTACCTTTGATTTTATTGAAGATAACTATTTCTCAGAGTTAAAACAATCTGAAATGATAAGAGAAAGATTTGATATGTTATCATCGTTAGATGAGCATATTGGAAGATTCATATCCAACGAATGGGTACGAAAAAATGTTCTTAGATTCTCTGAAGAAGAAATCGAAGAGATACAAAAGCAAATTGAGGATGAGAATAAATCTGGTGAAAACGATATGCCAGATCCAGATGATCCAAGATTTGATTAATTGAAAGTTAAAAACTTATAAATATATAATAGAGGAAAACAATATGGCAGTAAATGATTTGATTCAAAATTTAAAAGATGGCGATAATGTAAAAGCCAATAAAGAATTCGAAGGAATTATGGCTGATAAAATGACAGCCGCATTGGATGCTAAAAAAATAGAAATAGCATCTGGATTAGTTCAGCGTAAACAACAAGCTGAAGAAGAGTAATAAATGATATCATTTGTTGAATTAAGAGAAAAAGTAAAACTTGCTGGTGGAGAGAAAAAGATTAAATCTTTTAAAGCCGGAAAGCGTAATGGCGTTGAAGTTACTTTAACTAAAAAGGGTAGCAAATTTGGCGTTTATGTAGATGACGAACTACTCGATAATAACTACAAAAACGAACAAGAAGCTCAAAAAGCAGCAGATGATATGATTAAACTATTAGGTATCTAATATGAAGTTAATTACTGAATACGTAGAAAACAATTTAGAAATGATTTGTGAAGCCAAGAAAGATGGTTCAAAGAACTATTTTATCGAAGGTGTATTCATGCAATCAAATCAAAAGAACAGAAATGGTCGCATATACGAAAAAAGAGTCATGGAGAAAGCCGTTGACAAATATGTGACTGAACAAGTTAAAACAGGAAGAGCTGTTGGAGAGTTAAATCATCCAGAAGGACCAACAGTTAATCTTGATAAAGTTTCACATAAGATCACTGATCTGCATTGGCAGGGAAATGATGTTATAGGAAAAGCATCAATTCTTAAGACCCCTATGGGACAAATCGTTGAAGGTTTGCTCGAAGGTGGTGTTAAGCTTGGTGTATCAAGTCGTGGTATGGGAAGTCTTGTACAGAAGAATGGAGTCCAATATGTTGGAGATGACTTTATGTTATCAACAGTAGATATTGTTCAAGATCCATCCGCACCGTCTGCATTTGTAAATGGTGTTATGGAAGGAGTTGAATGGGTATGGGATAATGGACTTATTCGTCAACGAGATATTGAAGAAATTGAGACTGAAATTAAAAGCACTCCAGCTACTGGATTGCCGGAAGCTGAGATACGAGCTTTTAAGAATTTCCTCTCTAAGTTAAATCTAAAATCATAGGAGAATGATTATGTCAGACGACGCTATTAAAAACGAAGTAGCAGAAGACATATCTGAAGAGCAGGTAGTGGAAACAGAAGAAGTTTCAGAAGAGCTCGTTGAAGAAGAAATTTTAGACGAGGAAGTTGAAACTACTGAAGAAGAAACTCTTGAAGAAGGCAAGCATGAGGACGAGGAAGAAGAGCACGAGCCTAAAAAGGAAAGTGTTAATATTCCAAAAACGAAAGCTGGCGTAATTCAAGCTGCAGTAGATATGCTGAAAGCTGCTAGAAAAGAACAGGCTCAGGCCATGTTCTCAAAGATGGTTCTCGGTGATGATGAAGAAGAATCTGTCAAATCAGCTGACGACGCTATAAAAGGTGTTAAGAAAGCTGCTGATCCTAAAGCAAAAGCTAAGGTTGAAGCTATAGATTTTGATGAAGATTTAGAAAACATCATTAAAGAAGAGGCTACTCTTTCAGAAGGATTCCGTGGTAAAGCTCAAGCTATTTTCGAAGCTGTGTTAACATCTAAGTTATCACAAGAAATCGATAGATTAGAGAGTGAATATGCACAAAATCTAGAAGAAGAAGTATCTGACGTTCAAAATCAATTAGTAGAAAAAGTAGATTCATATTTAAACTACGTAGTTGAAAATTGGATGAAAGAAAATGAAGTTGCAGTACAAAACGGTTTAAGAACCGAAATTGCTGAAGACTTTATGACTTCTTTACAGTCAGTGTTTAAAGAACACTATATCGAAGTACCTGAAGGTAAAGTTGACTTAGTTGATGAACTCAACGAACAAGTCACTGAACTTGAAGAAACTTTAAACAAAACCACAGAAGATAATATCAAACTACACACAGCTGTTCAAGAATTTGAAAAGAAAGAAGTAGTAAGAGAACAATCTTCAGGGCTTGCAGAAACAGAAGCTGAGAAATTAGCATCTTTAGTAGAAGATATCGAATTCGATAACAAAGAATCTTTCGAAATGAAAGTGAAAACTGTTAAAGAATCATACTTCAAACAAGATTCTGAAGAATCAGTTGACGAAGTTGATAGTCTATTAGGCGATGGTGAGGTTGCTGAAGAAGCAGTTTCCGAGTCTATGGCTAGATACACTCAAGCTATAACAAACTTTGTAAAATAATTTAGGGGAAAACTAAAATGTTTCAAGCAGACGCAAAATTAATGGAAAAATGGGGTCCTGTTCTCGAGCACGAGTCAGCAGCACCTATTTCCGACAGATATAGAAAAGCTGTTACAGCTAGACTATTAGAAAACCAAGAGGTTGCCCTAAGAGAAGAAAGAGCACAAAGCCAAGGAAATTTCATTTCTGAAGCAGCAGCTGCTAACAATATTGGTTCAGGTTCAGCACCGAATAACATCGGTACTTTTGACCCAGTATTAATTTCTCTTGTAAGAAGAGCAATGCCTAACTTGATTGCATATGATATCGCTGGTGTTCAACCAATGAGTGGTCCTACAGGACTTATCTTTGCAATGAAATCAAAATACAGCTCACAGAGTGGTACAGAAGCTTTATTTAATGAAGCTGATACTGCTTTCTCTGGAACTGGTACACACCAAGCTGATCCAACAGGATTAAGCGGTGTCGTAGATGCTGATACAGACGGAACAATTGCCGACGAAGCTGACACAGTTTCAACATTCGGTGGTGGTTTAGCTACATCAGCTGCTGAAAGACTCGGCGTAGGTGAAACCGGAGACGGTGCTTACGGTGAAATGGCTTTCACAATTGAGAAATCAACTGTGACTGCTAAGTCAAGAGCTCTTAAAGCTGAATACACAATGGAACTAGCTCAAGACCTTAAAGCTATCCACGGTTTAGATGCAGAAGGCGAACTAGCTAACATTCTATCTGCTGAGATCCTTGCAGAGATCAACAGAGAAGTTGTTAGAACAGTTCTTAAAACTGCTAAAATCGGAGCTTTACAGTCTTCAACAGCTGTTTCAGGTGTGTTCGATGTTAATACAGACTCTGATGGAAGATGGATGGTTGAGAGATTCAAAGGCTTAATCATGCAAATCGAAAGAGAGTGTAACGTAATTGCAAAAGAAACAAGACGTGGTAAAGGTAACTTTATCCTTTGTTCTTCAGACGTAGCTTCAGCTCTAGCAGCTGCTGGTATGTTAGATTACACACCTGCACTTTCTTCTAATCTAAACGTTGACGACACAGGTAATACTTTTGCTGGTGTTCTTAACGGAAGATTAAAAGTTTACATTGATCCATATTCAACTGTAGACTTTGTTTGTGTTGGTTACAGAGGATCTAATCCATATGACGCAGGTTTATTCTACTGCCCATACGTTCCACTAACAATGGTTAAAGCCGTTGGTGAGAATGATTTCCAACCAAGAATAGGATTCAAAACAAGATACGGTATGGTCGCAAACCCATTCGTAGCTCTTGATGGTGTTGGTAACGACAGAAGTAACCAATACTTTAGAATCTTCAGAGTTGACGACATCATGGTGTAAGCCAGAGTTAATACTCTTTTTAAAGGGGAGCTTCGGTTCCCCTTTTCTTTGCGTATAAATAGATATATGGCAACATTAACTACAAATAAAAACTTCTTAAGCCCAGTAGGCTTTCAATTTAAAGTAGATAGCACAAAGTATCCTAATATCGAATACTTTGCTGTTGCTGCTACGCTTCCAGGAATTAGTATATCAGCAGTAGATACTCCATATCGAGGTGTTAATTTAGCTTTTACAGGCGACAGATTAAGCTTTGAAGATTTGGCATTAAGAGTTAATGTAACAGAAGATATGGAAAACTATATTGAAACCTTTGATTGGTTACATAATATTGCTCAATCAAATAATGCTGAAGGATTTAAAGCAGATGCTACTCTTTTAATCTTATCGTCACATAATAATGTCACAAAAGAAATTAAGTTTAAAGATGTATTTCCAACAAATATAACACCAGTGGAATTTGATGCACAAGTTGAAAGTGTAGAGTATGTACAAATGGATGTTACATTTGCATATACTAATTTTGAATTTGTATAAGTATTTTACTTAAAACACTGTACAAAATCACTTTATGATGGTATAATAATAATATGAATAATTTGCAACAAATATTAGAAATGTGGAAAAAAGACTCTATTATCGATGATATGAATCTCGATGAAGCATCAAGAGACTCCGCAAAATTACATGGTAAATATCTCGAATTACTTTCTGTAAATCGAATGAAACTCAAAAAAGCCGAACTTGAATTTAAAGTGCTACTTAAGGACAAATGGTTGCATCTTAATGGCAAAATGAGTAAAGAAGAAATTGATACAAAAGGATGGGATTATGATCCTTTAGGTGGATTAACTGTACTCAAAGGAGACATGGATTATTATTATGATTCAGATCCAGTTATTCAAGAACATCAGGCCAAAATACAATATCTAGAAGAATTATGTTCTACATTAAAAGAAATATTAGAGAATGTTAAATGGCGACATCAAAA